CCAAATTCTGCTGTTTTTTGCAAACTGGAAAATTTAACAACATCACCATCAATTGTTGGGATGTATGATGTGGTGATTCTTTTTGATGCTTTTAAATCCTGCAACCATTGAGAATCAACATCAATTACCAGCGTGGGTTCTGATTCACCAGCTTTGACAAAAGGTTCTTTGTTTTCCAATTTCTTAATCAAAGTATCAATTCTGGGAGGTCGACTGTTGAAATTTGGCATGCTCAGCGTTGTTTCAGATATGAAAACTCTGAAAGACTCTTTCAATTTTTTAAGCTGTATTTCTGTTTTTTTCAATTTCTGTCCTGGCCTGTAATGTTGTCCCTTGTTTTCCACTTCAAATTCTATCAAATTGCCAGCTATTTTGTTACCATCTTTGACTTTTTTAACTGATTTGACAGTGCCTTTGGCATTTCTCTCTTTGCACTCTGGGTTGATGTCTTTCACTTTGTCCCCAGGTTGTAACTCATTGACACACACATTGCAAGCGCTCTCTTTTAGATAATGACTAAACAGTCTTGAAAACAACCCCATGTTTATACTTATTCAGATCAAACATACTCCAAGCCATTCTATGCAATGTGTGAATAATTGATAACAGTATTTTTTTTTGACCTTTCATTTAAATTGATAAATATTGCCATGAAAATTCAAGATGTTTTTAATTTGATTGTTGAAAGTGGTGTGGGCCGGTTTTCAGGAGCAGGCATCATTTTTTTTGATGGCAAAAGTGTGTTGTTGCTCAAAAAAACAAACAGCAGGTGGTGCTTCCCAGGCGGCAAACCTGTGCAGGGAGAAACCCCATTGCAGACAGCCAAGAGGGAAGCCAAAGAAGAGATAGGCAAGTGCCCAGGACATATTGTGTCAGAACTCAAATTTGAGCTGGATGAAAGAACTTTTCACTCTTTCATTAGCAAGGTCAACAAGCCTTTTGAAGTGAGTATTTCAGATGAACACAGCGACTACACATGGATTCATTATAAAAGAATAAGAGACTTCAAACTGCATAAAAACATATTTAGAAGCTTAAAAACTGTTGAGAGGAAATTGAAAGAATTGGAAGTTGAATAATGCTTGCACCATGGTATAATAATGCATGGCCAAATTTTCATCCACCAAAATAATAGAGCTGGGATCAACAGCATTTCGTCAACCAAGAGCACAATCTCATTGCAAGCATGTGCATGGTTATTTGTTAAAAGCAAAAGTATGGATTGGTTGCAATGAATTGGACGCAAATAATTGGGTTTTTGATTTTGGAGGTTTCAAAGATCTAAAAAATACGCTGCAAAAAACTTATGACCACACATTGATCATTGCCAAAGATGATCCTGCCAAAACCATTTTCAAAGAATTGGAACGCTACGATGCAGTCAACATGGTGGTCATGGATGGTGTGGGCATAGAGAAATTTGCTGAACACGTGTTTCATGAAGTGGACACACATGTGAAGTTTTTAACACAAAACCGTGCATGGTGTGAAAAGGTGGAAGTGTTTGAACATGAAAATAATTCTGCCATATATCAAAAAGAACAACAACAGATCATTCAACAAATTCCAGCAATGGAAGCAACAAAAGTTGAGGCAACAAAAGTTGAACCTTATGATCTAGCGGCTTCCGAGCCTGTGCCTGCACCACTGCACAATCCTGTCACATCCATGACCCCTAGTCAGACCAACCCCAATGGTCCTCAACCTGCAGGTGTTGGCAACAAAATAACCACAGGTTGGTCTAATCCCTTTGCGGGGACCAGTTGGGGGACATGACAGTTGGTGCACTGCACATCAATTGCACATTTGAATTCTTTTTATTCATGTGTTGCTCTTTGGCCAGCGCATGTTGTTTTTTGAGTTCTGTGAACTTCATGACAATGTACTTGCATATGTCAGACCTCATGATGTCTTCTGTTGTGAACTCCACACAATGAATGCCTTTGTCTTGAGACTCTGCATCATTGAAAGCATTGTACACATCCAAGAACCCTGACTTGCCTGATTGCAAATCTGATTGAGCTGGGTCACCACAAATGATCAACTTGCTGAATTGTCCCATTCTGGTCATTATGGTTTGTATTTCTGAATACACAGCATTTTGCATTTCATCTGCAATCACCATGTTCACATTGAAAGATGCACCTCTTAAGAAATTGATAGGAATGGGCTTGATTCTGTCCTCTTCAAACAACTTTTTTTGGTCATGATCCCTCAACAACTCATCCATCTTGTCCACAAGAGGCACTGCAAAGGGTCTGAACTTTTCGTCAGACTCACCAGGCAAGCTGCCTAAACTTCTGGTGGCACTTTCTATGATGGATCTCACATATATTAACTCTGTGACTCTTTTGTTGTTCAGAAGCTTCAAACCACAATACACTGCCAGAAGAGACTTGCTGCAACCTGCTGGCCCATTCAAAAAGACCACTTTGGTGTCTTTGTGTGAGATTAATTCAATAACTGATTTTTGTTTTGCAGTCCATGGCAATTCTTTGATTGCCAGTTCAAAATTCAATTTTTCTCTTTGAAACACATATGGAGAGTTGTCTCCTGACAAAGAAACAACCTTTGTTTTTCGCGGTGCCCGTTTCAAGCGGTTTTTTTTACTCACGCTCTTGTATTTAGTCTAGATAAATGAATAACTCAATATATATTAATAGTATGAATTCCATAGATATCTCACGTGAGACATTATTTTTATCTGATGACAAAGTATTCTACACCATTGAAGGTGAAGGGGAGTTTGTGGGCAAACCATCAGTATTCATGCGGTTGTCCATGTGCAATTTGACTTGCATAGGGTTTGTATCAGAAGATTCACCAAATGGCTGCGACTCGTTTGTTTCTTGGTCCATAAAGAACAAAATGACATTTGAAGAAATTTTTGTCATGATGGAAGACAACCATTACATTGAACACTTGCGACACAAAGCAATTCTCAAACTAACTGGAGGTGAGCCTTTGATTCAACAGAAGCAATTGTTGAAGTTTGTTGAAGCTTTCATGCAACGTTACCATTTCATGCCTGTCATAGACTTTGAAACCAATGCCACCATTGTGCCTGATGCTGCATGGGTGAGCAAATACTTGGCCACTTTCACCACTTCACCCAAACTCACAACCAATGGAGACCCAGAAGCAAAGACTTATGTGCCTCATGTGCTCCAATGGCATGTGCTGCACAAATCTGGTTTCAAGTTTGTGGTCACATCAGACAAGGACATTGAAGAGATATGGAGAAAATATGTGCAAGATGACCAAAGCATCAATGTGCCTTTGCACCGCATTTGGTTCATGCCGTGTTGTGGCTCAAGACAGGAACACACCACCAATGCAGCTGCAGTTGCAGAATATGCCAAATCCATGCATGTGAACTTTTCACCAAGACTTCAGTTAGTAATTTGGGATAAAGCGCTCAAGGTATAATAAGTAATTGTATGGCCTCATTCGATAAAAGTTACTACGATATTCTCAATAAATATGTTTCCATAAGAGAACAAAGATATCAAGTGGTTGATACCCAAACTGGCCAAGTAATCGGTGTCACAGATCAGAAACCACCAACACAGCCAGCATCTGCTCAACCCACAGGTGATCCAGCATCTGCTCAAGCCACAGGTGTACCTGCAGGCACAACCCCCGCTCAATTTGATGCCCGTAGAGCAGCTCAAACAGGTGTATCTAGGCCAACAACAGCACCTGATCAAATTGCTGCAGTGCCAGCAGATGCTGAACCATCTGAAGAACAAAAAAAGAATTTTCAAAGATTGCATGGAACGCCATACAGTCCTCAATCTTCCATGGACAAGAGCAAGATGCAAATGCAAAAACAAGCAGAAGCAACTTCTGGGGGAGATTTTAACAAGTTGAGACAAACAGTGTATGCTGGCAACAACGCTAACCCTCTCAACACAGGCAAACCAGGTCAGCCAACTGGAGGCAATAACATGCTAATTGGTGGTCAGGGCAACACACCGGCCAGACAAGTTAACTTAAACACAGGACAATCCACAGAAGTGCCTAGAGCTACACCAGTGTTCAAACCTGACCCATCAGTCACAGCCGCTAAAGCCACAGGTGTACCTGTGGGTACAACCCCCGCTGAATTTGATGCCCGCCGAGCTGCTCAAACAGGCACAACTAGACCAGCATCTCCTACCACCACAACTTCGTCGCCAGCCAAACCAGCTTCTCCCACCACAACTACAAAAAAATAAAAACCATTCATCAAGCTTTGAGAGTTGACTTAAAGTATTTTTAGTTAAATACATGCATGAAAATAGTTTTAAAGACTCAAGTTATTCCTCAAACTGGTGATCCCAATGAAGATCTGACTCTAACCAAAGAAGTTGCCATTGTTTTTGACACACAATCCCTTGCAGACATAGTCAAATCTTCTGGATTGGAAGCTGGCAATGAAGCGTTGGACAAAATGGTGAGCAAATATGTAGTGGACATTAAAGGTATAATTAGCAAAGTTATTAATAAATAATTTATGTGATTACCTTCAGGGAGTTCATACAAGAAGCATTGAGTATCAGTTCAGGTGGTGGTGGCACTGTGATTGAAAATCACAATGGTGTTCGCAACCAACCATTGTCCAACAAGCTCAGATCCACCCTTGAAAATGGGTTGGCAGGAACAGGCTTGGATTGGCACAGCTTCAGTGGTGGTCAACCTGCAGCAGGTCCCAACAGAGTGGGTGGTCCTCGTCACAATGGAGGCAATGCATCTGATGGAGACTTTATTGATGCTGCAACCAAAAAAAAATTGGATGCTGACAATCCCAGTGATCGTGCCAGAATATCAAATGCTTTGAAAAAGTTAAGAGAGGCTGGGATTGCAGGGTTTGGATGGGACTCAGCTGCAACAGGCAAAGGACACTACATGGGGTCATCCAGGTTTCATTTGGATGTGCATGGACCTGGAGTGTGGGGAAGCAGCAAAACTTCTGCCACTGCTGCACCATGGGTGGTGTCTTCCATTGGTGGCATGCCCACAGGTGCTTCCATGTCTGCAGGTGATGAAGCCGAAGCAACAGACTCAGAAGCATCTGATGCAAATGGTTCAGATTATGATTCACCAATGGCAGCTGCCAAGGCATTGACGTCAGGTTTCACCAAGGCTTTTGGATTTCTAGGAGGTGGTACATGAAAACGTTCAAACAATACATTGTGGAAAGATACACATTTGGAGCCACAGCTTATGGCAATGCTGACATTGACACCACCACTGCACAGGAAATTCAAAAAGGTGTTTTGAAGCCTGAATGGCAATACTTGGGCAACAAAAACAACAAGTTAACACCAGGATATTCTGTGGCCAGCAATGTGCTGCCACATGGCACCATAGTCAAAATAACTGACACAAGAACAGGCCAGCCAGTGGGAGCCAAATTTGGCAATGTCCAAGGCTTGTTCAAGGTGGAAGACACAGGAGGCGCAAATGTGAAAAAAAACATTGATTTCTATTCTGGTTCCAACAAGCAAATGTTGGATTACTTTGCAGCTTATGGCAAAGACACCAACAATCTTAGTGTGGAAACAACCAACATCAAGCCTGGCTCTGCAGAAGAACAACAATTGCTGGCCAACTTGAGCAAGGCACAACCTTCCACACAATACACATCATCCAGCCTCACACCAGATTACAGCACGCCCATGGATGCTGCAGCTGGATTGACCCGAGGCATTGAGACCTTAAGCAAGGGCATGGGATTATAATAAATAAATACATGAATAGAGATAGTGAACTTATTTTTGAAAATTATTTGAAGTTAAGGACAGAGCAGTTCGCAGACGAACCACACATGACCGATGTTTATAATGAGGACAGTGGAAGCTTAACTTTTTTTGTTTTGCAGGTTTTGGATCCAACAGGAGTTTTGAGCTATGCCGATTTGTATAGAGCTGCTAAAAATTTAAGTGAAGGCAATAATGGTGTGCCTGTTGTGGAAGACATAGCAGTATTTTTATTGGCAACGTTTTGTGCTTTGCCCAATGCTGGTTTTGTGGCGGCTGGTGTTGGGGGTATTGGATGGATGGGTCTCAAAGCTTTGGTCAAGGGCGCACTCAAAGCAGGCCCCAAAGCAACCATACCTCTTACTAATAAAATGATACAATTTGTAATGTATATACCTCTTGGATACGGCACGAAAGTAGTGGAAAAGGCATTATTAAAATTGAGATCTGCTGGTAAATTATCGGACAACGCTTACAAAGATGTGTTGGCAGTTTTTCAGTCTGGCAAAATAGGAGACTTCAAACATGCAGAAAATATTGCAATGGGTCGTGGCGGTCAGGCAGGAATTGCAGGTGTAGGTCCTGGTGGTGTCAGCGACACAGCCAAAGCTCTTGGAGCTGCCTCTTTGGCTGCCAGGTCAGGCATGAATATGGCACAAGGTGATACTGGTGATGTGGATTTGTTTAAAAATAGAAAAAATAAAAACACTAAAATTGTTAAACATAGTGGCATAAAAGAATACAGCATTAGCAGAGACAACAATGGTGAGCCTTTTGTGGCTTTTGGTAATAACCTGCAGGTTGGTACAAAATTTACATTTCCTGGAGGTGTTTATGGTGGAAAAAGCTACACAGCTGGTGAGTATAGACTAGTTCCTTAATAAATAAATTTAAATATGATACCTGCGGACCAAATTACAATAGTGGATGACACACAAGAAAATGATGCAGAAGATGCTCCTTCAACGC